GCCAGGGACTTTGTCAAACAGCTTGTCCCAGAAATCGGGATTGGACATCCCTATTCTGTATCCCCCGTCGAGGAACAACAACAGAAACCTCTCCAACGCGCCCGCAATGACGCCAACCGAATGCACGACCGCATTGATATGAAAACAAAAGCTTTCCAAAAGAAAGAAGCTTACAACGCTCCAAACCACCCCCGTAACATTTCGACTGTCCCACACGGCCAAAACGTGAAACTTTCTGGTTTCACTTACGCGTTCAAGGATGCAGTGTTAAAACTGCTGACATGGTACATGCCATGCAAAACACCTGGAAACATCGCGAAAGCTGTACAGGACTTAGCCTCAACTTCGGAAGAACTTGTTGAGACTGATTATAGTCGTTTTGACGGGACGTTCCTTCGATTCATGCGTGAACACGTTGAATTTGCTGCTTACAAGCGGTGGGTTCACAAAGATCACCTTGAAGAACTTGGTGAACTTCTCGCCAACGAAGTGAACTCAAAGGCAGTGACCCGGAAAGGACTGAAGTACGATCCTGCCTTTTCACGACTGAGCGGTTCCGCCCTAACAACTGACGGAAATAGCATCTGCAATGCTTTTGTGTCCTATCTCGCCAATAGATTAGCTGGAATGTCCAAGGAGGAAGCTTGGAATCAAATCGGCATTGTCTATGGTGATGATGGACTACGCAACGGAGCAGTGACCAACACCTGTCTCATGAACGCTGCTTCTAGCTTGGGATTCGATCTCAAGATTATCAATCGTGCATCCCGCGGGCAACCAGTATCATTCCTGTCCCGCATCTATGCTGATCCCTGGTCTTCACCGGCATCTGTACAGACACCATCTCGCACCTTGCTTAAAGTTCACACTACGTGTGACACCCAGACCGACATCGAGAGCGTCGGTTGGGCAAAGACGCAAGCGTACCTAGTTACTGATGGTCTGACACCTTTTGTCAGCCATTGGTGCAAAGCGTACCAGCGAAACTGTGCAAGCAAGATCATCGACTACAAGGACTTCGACGACATCCCATTCTGGGTACGTGATGAAGCGGCACTTACCAACTCATGGCCGCAGAACGACTCAGACATCTGGATGAACATCGTTGCTGAAGACCTTGGCGTAACCATTGGAGAGCTTGAAGAGCACATCGCACTCCTGGACGCATACGATGGTCCTATTGAGAACCTGCCCCGTCTGACAACGAACTTGTCAACAACCCCGAAATTGGATGTTGCTATGGATGGAGAGGTTCATGCCGGTCCTACTAAAGTAACAACTAACGATGGACAAGACTCATCAGGCGATCAATCAGCATCTGGCAGCGCTACCCCTGCTCTACCAAACACTGGTAGACCAACGCAAAACCCTGGGAGGGGTGGACAAGGTAGCCGCCAACGAGATGCTCACTTGCGTGATCAGCGCCCAAGCAGCGGTAAAACGACTGCACGCCCTGACACTAAGAATAGACCCAGTGGACCGCGGAAGCCAACTAGAGCTCCCCGAGTAAACAACA